GTATTAATAATATAAATAGAATAGATATATTGTCGGGAGACCCGACATCATATCCTTATCGAGATGTTATAGATTATCTTAACGAACGAACTGGAAAGCAGTATAAATCTACAACAAAAAAGAACCAAACAGTTATACGTGCTAGATCGGATGAAGGATTTAGCTTAGATGACTTTAAAAAAGTTATTGATAACAAAGTCTCGGAATGGAAAGGTACGGATATGGAGAAGTACTTACGTCCTGAAACGTTATTTGGCACTAAGTTTGAAGGTTACCTCAACCAACAAAAATCAAATGCAGTAGATGAGGATTGGAAAAGGCAGTATGAGGGAGTGTTTTAAATGAATCCCTTTGAAAAATTAGCTAACCAAGCAGGGTTTAAAAACAAAGTAGTTAAGCAAGAAATGGGTCTACATTGTGATAAATGCGGTAGGGATTATGACTATTACGAATTTGATAATGGACAAGTGATTAAAGACGGGTGTGACTGTAGCATGATAGCACTTGCTAAACAAAAGACAGAAGAATTTAAGAAGAGACAACAACGAAATAAGGCTAACGCTATATTCAACAAATCAATTATTAATGATGATCTAGCAGACGCCACATTCGACAATTATATACCAACTAGCCAGTCTTTAGAAAAAGCTAAAGCACTGCTAGAACGATACGCTAACAATTTTAAGTTAGATAACAAGCAGTCGATACTTTTATACGGTAGTTACGGCACAGGTAAAAGTCATTTATCAATGGCAACTATCAAGCGTGTAAGAGAAAAAGGATATTCGGTTCTATATATGAATGTACCTCAACTAATTACAACGTATAAAAGTACGTACAACAAAAATACAACGCTAAACGAAAGAGAGTTAGACCAAATTATTGCAGATGTAGATTTGCTTGTACTAGACGATTACGGCACAGCATTAAGTAACTTTGGCATTCAAAAGATGTTTGAAGTTATGGAATCAAGAACGGGCAAACACAATATCATTACAACCAACAATAGTAGTAGAGAATTAATACAAAATAAGGATCTAGCCAAGATATTTAGTCGCATGATGAAAAACACAACGCCGATAAATATGAATGGTGAAGATTACAGAATGAGAGGTATTAACTTTTGATAGATAAACAATACATCATTAGCCACCTCCATTGTTCAGAAGTGTACGCAAATAAGCTGATTGAGAGCGCACAGGGCGATGAAAAATACTTGTATGACCTTATTTCTCAAAAAGTATTCAGAACGCAAGAGACGTAAGGCTATGACGTTATATGAGGTGGATTAATGAAAGAGACATGAATAGAAATATTTTATTTGGAAAACGACAGAAATTTAGGTAATCCCAAAGGGTCATCAAGACCTAGATTTAGTAGAGGCGGGCATACTTACATGCCTGCACCCTATGTTAAACACAAAAAGTTTGTTGCTGATCAACTACCAAACTTGATGATAGACAAACCTATAAAATTAACGGTTGAATTCTACTTCAAACCTAGTAAGTCGTGGCCGAAGTATAAAAAAGAAGAGTGTATTGGGCAACCGCATACCATAAAACCTGACATAGACAATTTACTAAAGACGATATTAGACGCTGGCAACAATCTATTATGGGTGGACGACACGCTAATTACAGAAATCAGAACATTCAAAAAATATTCAGATACTGCACGAACAGTATTAGTAATTAATGAACTAGAGGGGGATTGAAATGCGTACAGTAATAGCATTAAAGAGAAATGGAGAAAGACCGACGCAATCAGAAGTTGATAATTGGGACCAAATCAAGACGGAAAGAGTGTATCAAGAGTATAGAAGTAAACGAAAAGAAAAACCTTGGCTTAAGACGGTACCACAGTCGGTGCCAGCAAGTCCCTATTATCGTGAGTTGTGTCGGTATGTAGGTGTACCTTGCAAAGAGCCTGAAGTTTTTGAAGAGGTTGAACCTGAAAAAGAAGTAGAACTCATCGAATTTCCTGAAATTAAAAACGACAAATCAAAATTGTGGACTTATAACGGACAAGAGTTTACTACAAATCAGTTAGCTAAAAAAGTTGGTGTCGATAGAAAAGTGATTACTCAACGGATACGTAAGGGTTGGACAATCAGACACATATTAAAGCATGGGGGTGTGATTCGATGAAAATAAGAGAATTAACCATTGATGATCGCGTCGCATTTTACACAGACAGCGAGCAAGAAATGCCTTATGAAGGTAAAGTAACAGAACTGTACTACAACTTTAAAGGCAAAGAAATGGCACAAATTGAGTTGGACAACGCATGGTATTACAACATAACTGACGATGACGATTGGGAGGTTGTTTATTGATGAACACATTCCACTTATATAACAGTGCAGAAGAAAAAGTAATGATCGTACGTGAAACCGATGGAGGCTACAACATGCGTGGTTTTCCGCAATCACACTTCAGTCATATTGATGATTTCTTTACTTACGAAGAATTTAATAAATATAAATCGATACACAATCTGATGTACGCCGAAGAGTTAGGCAGTCAGATTAGTATTTTTGATATGTAGGAGGACGAACAGAATGACCTTAAACAATAAGCTATACATTTTCAAAGCCAAAGTATTACGTGTGGTAGACGGTGACACTTTGGAGATGCGCATTGATCTTGGATTCCATACGCATACGGTACGTAAGGTTAGATTGCTGGGGGTGGATACACCTGAACGTGGCAAACCAGACTATAACGAGGCAAAAGCATTTACTACTCAAACTGTATTAGGTAAGGACGTGTACGTGCAGATGTATCAAGCCGATGCGTTTGGTAGATATTTAGGTGATGTTTGGTATCAAGAAGGCGACAATGAATTTAGATTGAGTCATGAATTGACTGTACGTGGATTAGTTAAAGAAGGCAGTAAATGGAATGAGGAGGACGAGTAAATGACTGCATGGACGCTTATATTTACTTTTGTTGTTTGTGTGTTAACGGAATATTTCCTCCATCATCGATTCAACAACAAGTATGTAGGTAGGATTTGTAGTTTGGTTTTTATGCTGATTGTGATGGTGCTGTTTATCTCTGTTACTAAATTCGAAGGGATAAAAGGCTTAGCTTTTGTCACAGCAATTTTTATTGTAAATGCAATATACGAAATTAGAGCGCTTAATCTCACTAAGGAGGACAAATAAATGAATCAATTAATCAAACAAGTAGAGCAATGGAGTATTGATAAAGGATTAGATAAAGGCAATAGCTTTACGCAATACGCAAAAAGCGTTGAAGAAATGGGAGAAGTTGCAGGTGCTTTGTGTCGTAACCGCAGACACGATTTAAAGGACGGTATAGGCGATGTATTGGTTACCTTAATCATATTAGCCCAACAGAATAATATGACGATTCAGGAGTGTTTAGAGCAAGCATATGGAGAGATTAAAGACAGAACAGGAGAAATGTCGGAAGACGGAAGTTTCATCAAATCCGACGACTTGTAGTAAAGACGTACTACAACGAATCAAGGAGTTACTTAATAAGGAGTGATAGTGTGTTTAAATTACCAGAAAAATATAGAAAAAGTATTAGCGAGTATAAGAATATGTCGCCTGAGGAAAAGGAAGACTTTGAGAACGGGTTTATTGAATACGTAAGAGAAAAAAGTCTGGTACTTCGTAATTCAAGTGATGAAGAATTGAGACGTCACTTTAAAATTCTTTCAAGTCTTGTTGATACTAGTGAGGAGTGATTATATGAAATATTCAAGAGTGGTATTGCACACGTTGGTAACGATTCGGATTTATGAGGGTGCTAAGAAGTTGATGAGTAAAAGGTTAGGTGACGAATAATGTATATAACGTTAATTATAATATTATCACTGCTATCAATAGTGTTACTGATACACAATACATTATTGCAAAAGGAAAACGACACACTAAGCTACACAGTCGGTATTCTTGCTAGTCATATATTTGACGAGAATGGAAAAGATTACGTTAAGAAGTTAATGAAGTAGGAGGTTACGCATGAAGTTAGGCAAAGCAGATATACCTAAACTAGAGGAATACTGGAACAACTACAGGAATGTTAAAGGTCAGTTGGCTTATCGTCGGTACGAGTTATTATATCAACCGAAAGACACTAATAACGGTGGTGGTAAATCTAACTTGCCAAGCAGACCGGTAGAGCAAGAAGTGGTTAGGTTATACGAAGATAATAAGTATCGTAATTTATCAGAGGTAGTTACCGCTATCGATGATGTGTACAACAAAGCTACACCTGAACAGAAGTTTATAATTGAACATCGTTATTGGGAAAAGGACTTAACGATATACGAATGGCAAGACATAGCTCATGAACTTACTAAGTTACGTGACGATGACAAGATTATCAGTCGTGATGCGGTATTAAGATTGCGTAATAAAATAATGAGAGATACAGCAAAGCGAATCGGTTGGATTAGTTTCGATTAAAACACAACCGCACTTCCGACATACTGTAAGTGCGCTTTATATTATTATATTATGTTAGTGTGCCAGTAAGGCATAAATGTTCGGCTCATACTATATTATATGCGTTCGGGTCTTATCCCTTTACCCGGACGCTTTCCCTTGTATATTGATGTGACACTTAAATGTGACATGAGTATATAACTCAAATAATATAATCAAAACATAATCACTAGACACTGTTAACCGCAGTGTCTTTTTATATTGAGGTGCATTATGGAATTAAATAAGTATCAATCCTTAAAGAAACCAACAGACTACAATAAACATCTTTTGTCATTAGTATCTGTGGTAGGTCAGTTAGTCGAGAACGATGACAATGACACAGTGACAATGTTACTAGGTGATGCACTAGAACATATAACATGTATGGCATCACTTAATAATGTAACGCTAGATACTGTGGCAGGACTTAATGTGAATACGTATCAACCAGACTTACACAAGGTTATTAATAAAGGTGATGCAGTTACTTATAACAAAGACAAGTACATTGTCCATGACATCATCGGTAATCAAGTGTTGATTGCAAACCAAACTAAAGATGTTGTGGTTGACATCAAAGACATAGGAAGGTGATTGAATGGCAGTAATGAGACGATGCAATCATCCAACATGCAATGCACTTATATCATTCAATCAGTCATACTGTGATAAGCATAAACCATATGTAAATGATAAATATAATGATGTAAGAAGACGAAATGACCCTGAATACTTACGATTTTATAAGTCTAGACAGTGGCAGAGAATGCGTGAAATCGTATTGATGGAGAATGATTATATTTGTAGATCATGTGGACGGCAAGCTCAAATGGTTGACCATATTATTCCGACAAAAGTTGATTGGTCGAAACGGCTCGAAAAAGAAAACTTACAGCCATTGTGTTACGAATGCCACAACAGAAAAACGAAAAGAGAGCAAAAGGAAGTCCCCCACTTCAAAGAACGGGGGCGGTGAGGAGAGTGCTGAAGAACGAGGCGCACTCTTCTTCTTAAAGATTTCCCTTAATTTTAATACTAGGTACTAAAATGATGATGGAGGTGCTAAAAATGGCAGGTAGACCCCGAAAACTTCTGCATAATTCGAAGAAGAATTACACTAAAGAAGAGATAGTTGAAAAAGAACGCCAAGAAGCGCAATTAAACAAATTTTCAAAAATAGATTCGCATCCACCAGACTTTTTAGATGATATCGCGAAAGAAGAATACTTAAGAATATTGCCATACATGCAAGAATTGCCTATATCAAACTTGGATAAAGCACAACTCTCACAATATTGCAGTTTTTACAGTGATTTTGTAAGAGCAAGTCTGCATTTGGAGGCAACAGGTGGCGTTGTTATTGAAGGAGCGAATGGAGAATCTAAAGTAAATCCTGCTTTTACTGCTAAAGAGAAATCGGGTACAAGAATGCAACAAGTAGCTAACACACTAGGATTAACAATTGATAGCCGATTACGCATTGTTGTGCCTGAAGAAAAAGAGGATGATGACCCATTCAAAGAGTTTGTGAGTGACGATTGATGTTAGATTACACAACAATTTATGCTCAAAAAGTAGTCAAAGGTGAGATTCTTGTAAGTAAGAAGAATTTTAAAGTGGCAGAACGTCATTTGAATGATTTAAAACACCCACCTGAAGGTTGTTATTGGAATGTGGAGAAAGCAAATAAGGCCATCAAATTTATCGAGATGTTACCTGACCCTAAAACGAACGAACCCATGCCATTAATGCTATTCCAAAAGTTTATTGTTGGTAGCATTTACGGTTGGCGTCGCGATGGTGGATTCAGACGCTTTACTAAGGGATATGTAAGTATGGCACGTAAACAGGGTAAATCGTTAGTTGTATCAGGCATGTCACTTAATGAATTGTTATTTGGTCAATATCCAAAGTACAACCGACAAATATATGTATCATCATCAACTTATAAACAAGCTAAAACAATATTTAAGATGGCGAGCCAACAAATTAAGTTGTTGCGCAATAAAAGTGATTTAATACGTAAATCAACAGAAGTACGTAAGACAGACCTTGCCCATATAACGTCAGAGAGCGTGTTTGAGCCACTTTCTAACAATCCAGATGCAGTTGATGGTAAAGACCCAACAGTGGCTATACTGGACGAGCTAGCAAGTATGCCAGACGATGAAATGTATTCAAGATTTAAAACGGGTATGACGTTACAGAAGAATCCTCTTACACTCTTAATTTCTACTGCAGGTGACAACTTGAACAGTCAGATGTATCAAGAGTACAAATACATCTCTAAAATATTATCAGGTGAAGTTAAAGCTGATAATTACTTTGTTTATTGCGCAGAAATGGATTCAGAAGATGAAGTGAATGACGAATCATTGTGGATTAAGGCAATGCCATTACTCGAATCAGACGAACATAGAGACACAATACTGAGAAATATTAAAGCGGATATTCAAGACGAATTAGAAAAAGGTACGTCATTTCATAAGATTTTGATTAAAAACTTTAATCTTTGGCAAGCGAACAAAGAAGATAGCTTAATCAATATTAATGAATGGGAATCCATCGAAGTGAATCGTGATGATTATAGTTTGTACGGCAAAGACGTTTATATCGGTGTCGATTTATCAAGACTTGACGACTTAACTTCTGTAGGGTTTATATTCCCAACAGATGATGGTGATATGTTAATTGACAGCCATTCGTTTATTGGATTAAGGACCACGCTCGAACAGAAGTCAAAACGTGACAAGATTAATTATGAAAAATTAATTAATACAGGAGAGGCGGAAGTGACCACATCGGAAAGTGGCATGATTGATTACAAGCGTGTTATTGAGTATATATTCGACGTTGTGGAAGAGTATCAGTTAAACGTAAAAGCGTTGTGTTATGATCCATGGAATGCACAATCATTTGTGACCACACTAGAATCCATGGTGATTGATTGGCCTCTAATTGAAGTTGGGCAAAGTTTCAGAAGTCTTTCACAGCCTATTAAGCAATTTAGAGTATGGGTTGCTGAAAAGACGATTAAACATTTTGGTAATAACCTATTAACCATTGCCGTAAATAACGCGGTTTTAATATATGACGGCGAAGATAACGTTAAAATTAACAAGAAGATGAATCGACAAAAGATTGACCCTATCATCTCTGTCATAACTGCTTTTAGTGAAGCGAGTATGCATGAATTCGAGGTGGATTGGTCATCAGTATATGAAAATGAAGAATTCGGATTTTAAAGGGGGTGCGATGATGAAATTAAACAAACTTTTAATACCGTTAAAACTATTGGTTGTTAACATTGTTAGCATCCTTTTTTTATTAGGTTTAATCATAATGAATACCGCAACTTACTTAGCATTTGGAGTTGAGTTAGGACTAGCTAACACAGGCGTTTTCCTAATGGTTATTGCGTTAATCATTGACAACGAATCACGGGAGAGGAGGTGATTAAGTGGGTATCTTCTTAAGAAACGAAAATAGAGATTTACAGTATAACGAAGATGATCTACAAATGATGGTTCAGACGTTACCTGGTTTTCAGGGTACTAATTTAAGGCAGTATACGCCTATAGATGCCATTAAGCACAGTGACATTTTTACAGCAGTAATGATGATTGCGTCTGATTTAGCACGTATGCCTATTAGATTAAACGTTAACGGGCAGATTGATTATAGTAATAAGGTTGTTAATTTGCTAAATACTAGGCCGAATTCACTGTATAACGGCTATATCTTTAAATTGGTTGTATTTGCCAATGCTGTATTAACATCTCATGGTTATGTCGAGATCACACGCGATAAGTTAGGTAATCCAATCAGTTTGATGTTCCGTAAAACTTCAGAAGTAGAATTAAAATCTGACCGAATGGGCCGCCCTTATTATTCACATGAGCGAACCGATGATAACGGTCAATTTATTAGTCGAAATATTAAATACGAAGATATGCTAGATATTAAATTCTATTCATTAGACGGTATTCACGGATTGTCGTTACTTGATACTTTAAGTAAAACGATTGATTCTGATAACAATGGTAAGGACTTTTTAAACAACTTCTTGCGCAATGGTACACATGCAGGTGGAATACTTAAAATGAAAGGTGTCTTGAATGATAAAAAAGCAAGAAACCGTGCAAGAGAAGAATTCCATAAAGCATTCAGTGGTACTAAACAAGCCGGTAAAGTGGTTGTGCTTGATGAATCGATGACATTCGACCAATTAGAAGTCGATACAGAAGTGTTAAAGCTCATTCGTGAAAATAAATCATCCACACGTGAGATTGCCGGTGTATTTGGCATACCGTTGCATAAATTCGGTATCGAAACAACGAACATGAGTATTACTGACGCTAATCTTGACTATCTTTCAACTTTGAAACCTTACATTACGTGCGTTTGTGCAGAGTTAAATTTCAAATTCAATGACGAATATACGGATAAAGTCTGTGAATTTAAATTCGATACTACTGAAATACGTGTGGTTGATGAAAAGACACAAGCTGAAATCGATAAAATCAATATCGATTCAGGTAAAACAAACATTGATGAAGTCCGTAAGCGTGATGGTTTACCACCTATACCTGGGGGTTACGGTAGTATCCATCGTGTTGACCTCAACCACGTGAATATTGCGCTTGTTGATGAGTACCAAATGAATAAGTCACGTGGTACTGATAACAAATTGAAAGGTGGTGAGGAAAATGGCAAAGGAAACGAGAATCGGAAATATCACAGAAGTCCGTTCGAATGATGATAACGAAATGGTCATTGAAGGTTACGCTTTGAAATTTGATACCTGGTCAGAGAATTTAGGTGGTTTTAAAGAAACAATTTCACGTAGCGCTTTAGAAAACACTGATTTGTCTGATGTACGTTGCTTAGTAGATCATGTACCGTCGCAAATTATCGGGAGAACTAAATCGGGAACATTAGAACTGGAAACTGATGATATCGGGCTGAAATACCGTTGTAAATTACCGAATACAACGTTTGCACGTGACTTGTACGAGAATATGCGTGTAGGTAACATCAATCAATGCTCATTTGGTTTTATGCTAGATGAACAAGGCGATGAAATGCGTTTTGATGAAAAAGAAAACATCTATAAACGTACTTTAAAAGCCATTCGTGAGCTTACAGATGTCTCTGTGGTGACCTATCCGGCATACAAAGATACGGATGTTAAACCGGCATTACGTAGTATTGAAAACATTGAAAATGAAGAACGCAAAAAAGTGTTAGAGTTAAAACTTAAAAAACATTCAATTACAAATAAGCTTGATGAAGTTGGACACCATTAACAAATACAACCATTGGACGTGCTAAAAAGCGACGTCTATTTTTTATGTAAAATTTAGGAGGAATATTAATGAATAAAAAAGATATTTTACTTTCCGAAATTTCGGATTTAAAACGTAGTATTGATTTAAAAATCGGATTCGCAACGCGCGCATTAAACAATGACGAGTTAGATAAAGCAGAAACTTTGGAAAAGGAAATCGCAGACTTGCGTTCACAAATTCAAGAAAAAGAAGCAGAGCTAAAGAAATTAAAAGAGAAAGACGATGAATCAGAAAATGCAAATCCACAACCTGTAGTGGTTGAACAAGAGCGTTCTTATCGTCAAGCGCCTAACTTGAATGAATTAGGTATTTCAATTCAGGATACTAAAGTGACATCTCAAGAAGTACGTGAATTTACTAATTATTTAGAAACACGCAAAGACATTCAAGGTGGTTCACTTAAAACTGATTCAGGCTTTGTTTTAATCCCTGAAGAAATTGTGACTGACATTCTTAAATTAAAAGAAGTTGAGTTTAACCTTGATAAATACGTAACTGTTAAACGCGTTACTAATGGTTCAGGTAAATATCCAGTTGTACGTCAGTCAGAGGTTGCAGCACTCGAAAAAGTAGAAGAATTAGAAGAAAATCCTGAGTTAGCAGTTAAACCATTCTTCCAATTAGCATACGACATCAATACACACCGCGGTTACTTCCGCATTTCTCGTGAAGCGATTGAAGATGCGAAAGTTAACGTGTTACAAGAGTTGAAATTATGGATGGCACGTACGATTGCAGCCACTCGTAACAAAGCGATTATTGATGTAATTACTAAAGGTTCTACAGGATCTACTACTTCAGGTTTTGAAAAAGAGGGCGCTAAATTAGAAACTAAGAAAGCGAAATCGTTAGACGACATTAAAGACGCTGTGAACTTAAATGTGAAACCTAATTATGAACATAATGTAGCGATTGTGTCTCAAACTATGTTTGCGAAATTAGACAAAATGAAAGACAAATTAGGTAACTACTTAATCCAACCTGACGTAAAAGAGAAAACACAACAACGTTTATTAGGCGCTAAAGTGGAAATCTTACCTGATGAAATGCTCGGTGAAAAAAGTACTAACAAATTAATCATTGGTAACTTAAAAGACGCCATTGTATTATTTGACCGTTCACAATACCAAGCGTCATGGACTGATTACATGCACTTTGGTGAGTGCTTAATGGTTGCGGTACGTCAAGATTGCCGAATCTTAGACTATAAATCAGCTATTGTTATTGAATATGATGATAGCCAAGCATTAGATTCGGGTCATATGGAAACTCTATAGGAGTGATTGAAAATGGCGAAATATAAAGTGAAAACGGCTTATATTGATAAAGAAATGCGCAAGGTATTGAATGTCGGTGATGAAGTTGAAATGACTGTTAAGCGCGCAAATGAAGTTAATAAAAACGGAACGCCACAAAACGGTATTTTAGAACGTATCGATGTTAAGTAGGTGATAGCAGTGAGTGATTTACAGCTATTAAAGAAGCATTGCAAGATAGACCATAGTTCAGAAGATGATTTACTGGAAATGTATTACGAATGGGCAAAAGAAGATATAGCGAGTGCGGTTACTGATGACATGGCTTGGTTAGAGAAGCAAAGATTATTTAAAACTGCAGTATACCCACTCACTGCTTATTACTTTGAAAATCGTTTAGCATTTAACGAAAGGAATTTGAGCTATGCACCACACATGGTATTAAGTGTCGTGCATAAGCTACGCTCATCATATGAGATTCGATTCGAATAAGCTAAATGAACGAGTAACCTTTTGCCGAGACACCAGTAAATCAATCAATGGTCTACCACAAAAGCCGATTACAGAGGAGCTATACAGTTGCTACGCATGTATTCAAGATGCTAGAGAATCAGATATGCAGACAAGCCTAACCACAAGTTCGCAGTTTATTAAAATAATCATTATACGTGATCCAAGAGGAGACTATAAACCTAACAATAAGCATTATGTAATACATGAAGGTGATAAATACCAAATCAAATACGTCAAAAAGGACTATGAAGATAAATCTTATGTGCGTGTTTATTGTGAGGTGGTGTTTTAATGGGCGCGAAGATTGAAAAAAACGACATAGAACAAGGGTTAGTTAGAAAGCAAATAGAATTCAAAGCGTCACAGAATCGTGTATTAAAAGCTGGCGCAATGGCGCTTACACCTTTATTGAAACGTAATACGCCAGTCAGTGAGAACAAAAGACATGCAAAGGATAATATCGCCGTGTCGAACATTCGAACTGACCGTGATTCAAATGAAAAGTATGTGCTTATAGGATATACGAAAGGCTATTCACACCGTATTCATGCAACTGAATTTGGCACTATGTATCAGCGTCCACAGATGTGGATTACAAAGACAGAGAAAAACGGCAGTAAGTTAGTGTACAAAGCTATGCTTACCGCTATGAAAAGGGTGATGAAATGAATGTAACAGATGTGATTTACAAGCAACTCATCGCCGATAAACGTATCACGGTTGAGGATAATATTTTTAAATACGTAGTTCCTGAAAATTTTCATGAATCGACGAATCAACCTATCGTAAGAATTACCCCGTTACCGTATAATCCTGATGAATATGCGGATAACGAGGAATTCACAAGAGAATTTGACTTCCAAATCGATATTTGGTGGTCATCAGACGAACCACATGCGCAAGCAGAAGCGATCGTTGAGAATCTAAAACAATTAAATTTTAAATCATATTACAGAGAACCGATGTACGAAGTTGAGACTCTAACTTTTAGAGAAATCATACGTGCGTCAGGCTCTCTATTATTTTAGGAGGATTTTAAATGGAAAAATTAAAGTTAAACTTGCAACACTTTGCAGAAACTAAAGGTGTTTCAGGCATTGCTATTGGTGTAACTAATTTTTATTGGGCAGCTATTAAAACAGATGATGGAGAAAAGTTTGAAGTAGAAAGTGGTCACCGCACACGATTCTTAAAAGAAATCGAAGTTGACCGTCCACAAGAGGTTGAAGAAGAATACGGTGACAACATGGTCGCTGCGACTGCAGTATCGAATGGTAAGTTATCCGTTAAAACGACATTTGTGTCAATTCCTGCAGAACAAAAAGCATTCTTAGCAGGTGCTAAAAAAGGTAAAAACGGTTTTAAATATGGCGCAAATGACATTCCGCCTGATGTGGCAGTTGTGTTTGAACGTACAAACCATGACGGGTCATCTGAATGGGTAGGCTTATTCAAAGGTAAGTTCACGCGTCCGAACTTATCAGGTCAAACAAAGCAAGATAAAGTCGAATTCCAAAATGATGAAGTAGAAGGTTCTTTCGTAGATCGTTTATATGATGAATCATCTCATGTAACTGGTTTCGATAAAAAAGGCGCTAACACGGGTCGTGATTACGTATTTACTGAAACTTTCGGTAAAACTTTTGAGGAGTTCATTAAAGACCTTGACCAAGACTTTAAGATGGAAGATGATAAAAAAGCGATGCCGGGAAAGACGAGTAAGGAAGAGGTAACAAGTGTATCTCTTTCTAAAGAATCTACTACGATTAAGCGAGGACAGACAGAACAATTAGTGGCTACGACTGAACCCGAAGGACAACCCGTAACATATAAAGTCACTGAGGGTGAAGAATATATTAGCGTCAGTCCTGAAGGATTAGTGACTGCAAATACAGAAGGCCATGGTGTAGTTACAGTTACAGCTGGCGACCAATCAGACACAATTAATGTAGAAGTAACAAGTAATTTTGAAATGTAATTTGAGGGGGACTAACCCCTCTTTTATTTTTGCGCAAAAATAAAAATGAAAGTAGGAATTTAAAAATGGCAAGAACTTCAATCGAACTTATTACAGGTTATACAAAAACTGGTAAACCACAGACTAAAAAGTATTTGGCTAAACCAAGTTTGTCACTATTTGACACTATTCAAGGCTCAAAATTATCAACACGATTAACAAAAGCGTTCAGACAACCAGACTTTGACGAGTTATCACAAGAACAGTATGAGAAATTAAGTGAAACTGAACAAAAAGAGTACCAAGCTAAGATTGAAGAATACCAAGAACAAGTCGCTCAGCAATTTGATGTACTTGATGAAGTAACGACATTTGTTGCTGAGGGATTCGATAATCAGTTTACATCTGAAGAATTACAAAAAGGTATTCCAGCAGGACCAGAGGGACTGAACACTTTAGTAACAGTGCTAGAAAAGCTCATCGCAGGAGATGTGGACGACACAAAAAAGTTTGTGACCGAGCAGAAGAAATAAATCCTGAGGATTTAACACCTGAAGGTAGATACAACAACTATATGAAAGTTGCGAAGCAGTTAATTGATGAAGGCATGGATCCTGAAAAAGTGGCGAACATGCCGATTCATTTCTTTTTAGAAATTGTTAATTCAAGAGTCGAACACAAGAAGAAAGCGACAAGCTTTGCGGAAGTGTTCGGCTAATTTTTTTGAAGAAAGGAGGAAACTAAATGGCAAATCCTATAGGTAATATGGTCATAAAAGTTGATTTAGACGGTTCGGGATTTAATCGTGGTATTACTGGATTGAACAGACAAATGCGCATGGTCTCACGTGAGATGAGCGCTAACCTTTCAAAGTTTGGGCGTTATGATCAATCACTTGAAAAGTCTAAAGTAAAAGTTGATGGATTAACGAAACGACAACAAATTCAAGCTCAAAAAGTCAGAGAATTGAAAAATAATTATGACCAGTTATCGAAAGAAACGGGAGAAAATAGTGCTAAAACACAAGCGGCTGCCGCTAAATATAATCAAGCTTATGCAGAGTTGAATAAATATGAGCAAGAGTTGTCGCAAGCTACTAACGAAATGAAAGAGTTGGAGCGACAACAACAAGTTTTAAACACGACTATGGGTAAGATTGGCAATAAATTTAGTGAGTTGGGACCACGCTTGCAAGAAATTGGCAGTAAAATGCAGTCAGTTGGTCGTAACATGAGCATGTATGTAAGTGCGCCAATTGTTGCCGGGTTTGGTGCAGCAGTTAAGAAGAGTATAGACTTCGATGACTCAATGCGTAAAGTTAAAGCAACTTCAGGTGCTACGGGTAGTGAATTCCAACAACTACGTGATAAAGCACTTGAGATGGGTGCTAAAACAAAATTTAGTGCCGATGCATTAAACTACATGGCGCTTGCCGGTTGGGATACTAAAGATATGCTAGGCGGTATTGATGGTGTCATGCAGTTAGCGGCAGCATCAGGTGAAGATTTAGGACAAGTGAGTGACATTGTAACGGACAGTTTAACTGCATTTGGAATGAAAGCGAAAGATAGCGGACACTTTGCCGATGTCTTAGCACAGACGAGTTCTAAAGCCAACACTGATGTACGTGGTTTAGGTGAAGCATTTAAATATGCAGCACCCGTCGCCGGTGCGTTAGGATATACGGTGGAAGATACATCAATAGCAATTGGTTTGATGTCTAACGCTGGTATAAAAGGTGAAAAAGCCGGTACTGCATTACGTACAATGTTTACTAACTTATCAAAGCCCACAGGCGACATGAAAAAGAAAATGGATGAGTTAGGTATATCTATTACTGATAGTAACGGGAACATGTTACCAATGCGTGATGTAATGGATCAATTGCGTGGTAAGTTTAAAAACTTGTCTAAAGAGCAACAAGCGATTGCTGCATCCACAATATTTGGTAAAGAAGCCATGAGTGGTGCGTTAGCAATTATTAATGCATCAGATGAAGATTATCAAAAACTAACAAAGTCAATTGACGGTTCTAAAGGTGCTGCGAATCGTATGTCCAAAGAAATGGAAGGCGGTATTGGGGGTTCACTTCGTCAAATGAAATCGGCTATTGAATCGTTAGCGATTAGTATAGGTGATGTAATGGCACCGTACATTAAAAAGTTAGCGGAATGGGTATCACATGCAGCAAGTAAATTAAATGAGATGCCTAAAGGTACGCAAAAGATAGTTGTCGGTCTAGGTTTAGTGGCCGCTGCAATAGGTCCTTTACTTGTAACACTAGGTGTAATGGTGTCCACAATAGGTAGTGCAATGACTGTAATAGGTCCGTTGATGACAAGCATTAAAACGTTAAGTTTTATTACTAAAGGTTGGGCGTTAGCGACTGGATTTCTAAACACTATACTAGGTGTGGCAAAAGGACAAATTGCATTACAAACTGTCTTAACTGGTAAATATTCTTTAGTCACTAAAACTGCTGCTATTGTAACTCGAGGTTTAGGTTTAGCAATACGATTTATGACTGGTCCAATCGGACTTGTAATCACTGCAGTTGGATTATTGGTTGCTGCAATTGTCCATTTGTGGAGGAACAACGAGACGTTCCGTAACGGTGTAATACGCATTTGGAATTCAATAAAAGATGGTTTATTGACTATTTGGAATGGTATTAAAACATTCGGTATAGCAGTATGGAATGGATTGAAAAATGGTGTAATGTTAATTGTTCAGACATGGTGGACGTTAATGAAAGCTTACTTTAATATATGGAAAGCTGTGATAACCACTATATTCAACACAATTAAAAATGTCATCATTGGTGTGTGGAATACCATTAAATCTGTGACGATGTTTATCATTAATGCTTGGAAGACTGGAATTACGGCAATTTTTAACGGGTTACTTATAATCATTAAAGGCATACTAAATTTATACAAAAATGCATTCATTAATACTTGGAATTTGATTAAATTTGCTGTTATGTCTGTAGCACGTGCAATAGCTAATGTAGTAATCAATAGTTGGAATAACATTAAAAATGCAACTATATTTATTTTCAATTTAGTCAAAGGCATTATTACTACAATTTGGAGTTCGATAAAATCAACGATGTACAGATTGGCAAGTGGCGCGTATCAAATTGTCAAAAATATTTGGTATTCATTAAGTCGCACGACACAAAATATTTTTTCGAGTTTACGAGCATGGATTTCTAGTGTGTGGTCCAGTATTAAAAATTCTGTCGTTAGATATGTCAGGATTTTATGGGACGGCGTTAAACGTACTTGGTACAATTTATTCGACGGAACACGCAATATATTTAATCGCGTTAAATCATTCCTAGTTGATAAGTGGGATTCAATTAAACGTGCAGTTACTGGTATAGCAAGTGATTTATGGGGTGCTGTAAAACGTACGTTTAACAATATGAAAAACGGGCTTGCAAATATTATAGATAAAATCAAAGGTCATATTGGTGGAATGGTTAGTGCCATTAAAAAAGGTTTGAATGGATTAATTGACGGTTTAAACTGGGTAGGCTCTAAATTGAGTTTACCTAAAATACCTAAATTATCCACAGGTACACAACGCATTAACCGACATATAAGCACGACATCTGATGGACGCCTTAAACACGGTACTATGGCAGTCGTGGGAGATAAAGGTCCTGGTAACGGCAGAGGTATTGATGGCAGAAGAGAATTAATCCAATACCCAAACGGACGCACGGCATTAACACCTGCCAAAGACACGACTACATTTTTGCCTAAAGGGTCACGTGTAATTAGTGGTAGTATGCGACAACAGATGTTATCTACTGGCACCCTTCCACACTTAAGTCTTGGTACATGGTTTAATAATGCCAAAGATTGGGTCGGCGATAAAGTTAGAGGCGCTGGCGAGTGGCTTACTGATAAAATTGGTGATGTCCTAGATTATATTGATGACCCGGCTAAATTATTTAATAAGTTACTGTTTAACCTAGGCATCAACTTTGATTCCATAACAAAAGGTATGGGATTAGTTGGAGACATCACACGTGCCGCTTTCAATAAAATCAAAAAGGGTGCCATTGACTGGATGCAAAGTGGTTTCGATTCTCTTGGTGGTGAATTAGTCGGTGGTATTTTAGACCCTGACAAAATTAACTATCATTACGGACACACTGCAGCATATACTGCAGCAACAGGTAGACCATTCCATGAAGGTGTCGATTTTCCTTTTGTTTATCAAACTGTACGTACGCCGATGGGTGGAAGGTTGACGCGTATGCCGTTTATGAGTGGGGGTTATGGTAACTATGTAAAAATTACAAGTGGTGCGATAGATATGTTATTTGCTCACTTAAAAGACTTTAGTAAGTCACCACCATCAGGATCAACTGTTAAGCCAGGTGATGTTGTTGGATTGACTGGTAACACTGGATTTAGTACAGGACCACACTTGCACTTTGAAATGCGTCGAAACGGTCGACACTTCGACCCTGAACCATATTTAAGGAAAGCGAAAGCAAATGGTAGATTAAATGTTGGTGGTGGTAAAGGTTATCCATCAGGTAGTGGCGCAGCATATGCAAGTCGCATTATTAGACAAGCACAAAATGTGTTAGGTGGTCGTTATAAATCACGATATATTCATGATGCGATGATGAGACTTGCTAAGCGTGAATCTAATTACCAACCAAACGCGGTTAACAATTGGGATATTAATGCACAACGTGGCACACCTTCAAAAGGCTTGTTCCAAATGATTCAACCGACATTTATGGCTAACGCTAAATCGGGTTACACAAATTTTAATAATCCACTGCACCAAGGCATATCTGCATTACAATATATCGTTAGAAGATATGGTTGGGGTGGCTTTAATCGTGCTGCAGCATACGCATATAAAACTGGTGGTCTCGTCCACAATGGCTTATATCATTTAGGTGACGACGGTTATCCTGAATGGATTATCCCTACAGACCCTAGCCGTGCAGATGACGCAGCTAAATTACTTGCTTTGGCTAGTAATGATATTAGTAAGAATAAACGTCCTAAACACTTTAGTAGCCCTAATGTGGGTGGTAATGGCGATAGCTATTTAGAGAAAAAGTTAGACACAATGATTGGTTTACTAATTAAATTGGTTGGGTCTAACGAAGAAATCGCAAATAAGGATTACGAACCAGTGATTGATAACTTCGGTTTAGGTGATTTTATCAACAAAACCGTAGATAAAAGAGAACGTGACACATCACGTAAACAAAGATTTAACGCAGGAGGTGTGTTTGCTTAATGAACGATACAATAATAGTTAATGATAAGACACTTCCGTGGTTGTTTGTGCAAAGAGGGTTTAAAATACCCTCTTTTAATTTTGCCATAAAAACGGAAAAAGTAGATGGCAGACCTGGTAGCGTTTATCAAGGTCGTAGTTTAAATGAATACAATTTCGAATTACCGCTAGTTATCAGTAATGACCGTTTAGCACATAGTGGCATGAAGTCACACGACGACATTTTGAATGAGTTGGTTAAATTCTTTAACTACGATAAGTCAGTTAAATTACAATTTAAATCAAAAGAATGGTACTGGAATGCACACTTTGAAGGTCCTATTGAGTTATTCAGCAAAACTGAAAACCATATTAATATGGTTAATTTAAAAGTGGTTTTAACTGATCCTTACAAGTATTCTGCAAAAGGTACTAAAAATACTGCAATTAGTGATGCAGTAAGTGTTGTTAATACAGGTACTGCAGATACACCAATAGTTGTGGAAGCAAGGGCATTGAAAAATTACAATTATTTTATGATCACTAAAAAAGATGAAGATTACTTTATGATTGGTGATGATGATGTGGATAATAAAGTTAAAGATTACTCTCCTTTAATTCTAGGTGATGAGTTACGCACATTAAGTGGTTGGAATAAGCAATCTTCTAATAATATAAATGATAATTATACAGGTGGTGCAGTTGGTGGTACATTTGGACAATCCACAAGTAAAGAAAGTGTTTATTTAAACACTGAAAGTATTAATGGCGAGGGTTGGCAAGGTGCAATGTACAAACGTAGCTTTAGTAAGCAAATCAACAACTTCAGTGTGACATTTAAAATTGCAGTGAATCAAAAACGTAAGGGCGCAAATCGAACAACGCAATATTTATATGACACTGATGGACGCGTAATTGCGTCGATTGGATATACTAACCCTAATGCAAATCAAGCAATAGGACGAATAATTATTTGTTTATATAATCAGAGTGGCGAACCTAAAAAGATTTATGACTATAAAAATAATCCTACGATTTATGGTATGGATGAATTTGTTGTATACATGCGCTTAACACGTATTGGCAAGGAATTCACGATTAAGACTTGGAAGTATAGAGAAATACCTTATCCATTACGTAAGATTGCGTTTGATACACATGAAGTTACATTTACTGATAAAGGCGATTTCTATAATCGACCAATAAGTGCAGTTTCGATTTATTCTGCTAAAAACGGGACTAATAACTTTATGCCAGTGTTTTTATTAGGTAGTTACATTCGTGAATTATTAGAAAAGCCACCTGGAGAAAACGATATGATCATAAAAAGTGGTGATGATATTGTGGTAGATATGGCTAATAATTTAGTAATGGTTAACGGCGAACCATTCATTCACGAAAAAACATTTGGAAGTGACTATTTCAATGTAGAAACTGGTCACACAGAATTGATTATTCAACCGCCTAATACGTTTGATACGACAGTAAAATGGCAAGATAGGTGGTATTAATATGCTGCATGTATTGGATTTTGAAGGTAATATTATAGACTTCATTAGTAAAAATGATAAAGCGGTTATTAATATAAAACATGAGCGTAGTATTAAAGACTATACAGAATTACTAGATATTACAATGCTATCAAGTAGGGCGGTTAAATTTAAAGAACGCAACAGAGTAATCTTTTTAGATAGTAGAAACGAACCTCGTGAATTTATTATTAATCGTATAGAACAGGATAGCATAAGCAAATATTCATTGATTGAATGCAATGCATCCTATTTAGAAGATATTGCCACGGGTGTACCATATGGACCGCATAAATTTGAAAAGTACACTACTACACAAGCACTTAGTGATGTTTTGAAAGATACAGGGTGGAAAGTAAGTGACGACACAGAATATAACGGTACACGTACTACCTCGTGGACTAGCTATCAAACAAGGTTTGATGTACTTAAACAATTAACTACCACATATAAGATGGTTATGGACTTCCACATTGATTTGAATAGCCGTAAAGTTAAATCACGATACGTAAGCTTGAAAGAACCAAAACCTTTGTTTAAAGGTAAAGAAATTGTACGTGGTAAAGATTTATTAGGTTTGAAATGTTCTGTTGATGTATCTGAAGTCCGTACTGCTTTAATATGTTTAGGTCCCGAGAAAGAGAATGGTGAACGTATCAAAGTCATTGTTAAAGATGACGAGGCACAAAAACAGTTTGGTCTACCCACACGTTATATTTGGGATATTTATAAACCTGAAACTGAAGATGAAAATATGACGGAACAACGCTTACGCACATTAGGTACTACTCAACTAAACAAAGTTAAAAGTGCAGCAGTAAGTTATGACGTTACATCTTTAGATATTAAAAAAGCGTATCCGCATGAAATTATCCGTTTAGGTGACATAGTGCGTGTAAAAGATAGGGATTTCACCCCTGCATTATATGTAGAGGGTGAAGTTATATCTGAAACATATAATCCTTTAACAAATGTAAGTGTTTATTCATTTGGGAATTATGTTGAGTATAAAGAATCTGATCTACGTGCAGAATTTGCTAAAAAACTTGATGCGATACGTCAAAAGTTAAATGACGGTTTAACTAATGTTAATACTATCGTTGCAGATGTGGTTGAAGGTAAGCTTGAATATTTCGAACGTAAAATAATTAAAGGTGCTGAACCGCCTGAAAATCCCGTGAACGATATGTTGTGGTTAGACACAAGTAATCCTGATGTAGCAGTATTACGACGATACTGGGAGGGGCAATGGATTAATGCGACGGCAGAGAAAGCCGAAGATATTGGTGCAATCACTCGCGAAAAGGCATTATATAGTGAGTTGAATAACACATTCGTTAACCTATCCATTCAACATAGCAAGTTGTTGAATGAAATGCACTATGTCATGAATAGTGAGTATTTAGTGGACTTTGATTTAAAAGATGAATTGAATTCTAAACTTGACGCTACTGTATCAATTTATAACAACATTAAGAATAACATAGATAGCATGACCGATGAGACTGCCACTATAGGTAAGTTAATCGATACACAAACACTGTTTTTAAATTATAGAACAACTTTGCAAGAATTATACACTGTGGTTGAACGTGCAAAGATAGCGATTGATGAACGATTTAAATTGTTACAATCGCAGTATACTGAAGAAAAGTTTAGAGACGCACTTCAAGGAATTGCAGATAAATTTGGATTACAAGTGAACGAACAGAATCAACTTGTAGGCGAACCTAATGTAGTTGAGAAAGCGGTTATTGCAGTGAGAGAAGATACTAAAGAACAACTTAGAGATTACGTTAAATCAGTTGATTACCAAACAAATCAACAAGGTTTAATTGAACGCATGGAATCGGCAGACGCAGAACGTAAGACACTTGCCGGTCAAATCAGTGATAAAGTCACTAAAGCAGAATATCAAAGTGGCTTAGATAGCATTAAAATCGGTGGCGTGAACTTATTTGAAGCGTATGACAGTGCAACACATGGTAATAGCGTACATTCGTCTATAACGTCCACAGAATCGTTTAGAGGCAAGTATTGGGCGACAACTATATATTCTGCTGATTATCTTAAGAAGATACTCACACCTGGCGAAGAATACACATATTCTTATGAATTAGAAATTGTCGGATTATCTGATTATGACGTTCAGTATGCAGCACAACATGGCATTATCTTATATAGTCAATCGGTTTCGAAAGATCGTATCACAACTAGCTATAAATCAATTGAACGGATATTAAATAATAAATTTAAAGTCACTCAAACATTTGTTGCTCCTGAAATTATTGACCACAGATTTATGGCATATTCAGGTTTATATACACCTGATGGACGATTAGGCACGCAACGTGATTCAAACTTAGTAGAAATACGTAATTTAAAACTAGAAAAAGGGAACAAAGCTACTGATTACACTGAAGCACCATCAGATGTGACACGTGGGACTGATAAGAAGTTGTCTGTTGCTAAAACTGAAATACTACAAGACGGCGAACAAATATCGCAATGGGTATCACGTGAAGTATTTAACGCAAGCAGTCAAACGTTGAACCGTGTTGTGTCAGAATTTATCAACAACACCACAGACGGTATGACGTTTACTTATGATGATAATAGTAATATTCAGTCATTTAACGTAGGACCACAAGGCGTCAAAATTAAAGGTGATAAAGTGGATATTAAACTGAACAAAGAATTTAATCTGCTTGTGGGTGATGTTAGTAAAAAGGCTGATGAAACAAATATTATCAATAAAATTAATTTGTCTCGTGAAGGATTAGACATCAATGTAAATAATATAGGCATACGCGGTGGCGATTCCGTAAATTACCTAGAAATTAAAAATAATAGTGTATTGTCACGAGGTAGATTTACTCGAACATGGGCTAATAAAACTGATTCTGCTAATTTAACACTTGGTATCAGAGAAGGATATTTGATGGTGTCCAACGAAGATACAGGTTATAACCTTTATATGACTGAAAAAGGCTTGTCCACAATGATGAATGCGGCTAGTGGTGAAACTGCGGGTACATTAGAATTTCATTATCAAGGTTACAACGAGAATTCACGCGGGGTACGCTTGCATTCCACATATGGAGCGGTTGCTTTAGAATCAGATCAGTCACGGATATATACTGTAGCCAACTTAACTAATAACATTGAATCAAGGCAATATGGGGTATACATTAGACCTTTTAAAGACACATGTGCTGGTTTAAATGAGTTTTACTTTTATGTAAAAGATAATGACAGTGTTAGTGACACTGACGGTGCTATTCTCTACGGAAACATAAGCGACGAAAGAGGAGAGCATGGTTCAGGTATACGTTTTAGTAAATCGCGTACAGATAATATTGTGTATATTACAAATCGTGATGGAGATATTGGAACGGGAGATATATCAGTAAGAAACGCTGAAATACGAGAACATATCCGCACACAAGGCATGTTAGAAATTAGACAGTGGAATGATGCACGGGCATATAACCAAGTTAAAGTTGGAGCCGTTAACACTACTAATAGTGTAGTTATGGCAAGTCATAGTGGTGGTAACGCTTATTATGGTGTAGGTACACAAGAAATGAGGGTTACTGATAACAACGGATATAATGGAGGCAACACAAGGTATAAAAGTGTTCGTGCTGACACATTTTATGGTAAGACTGCCTCAAATTCTTCCGAAAAATATAAAACCAACATAACAAAATGGGAAGTAGATGCGACGCAGTTAATAAAAGACACTGTGTTTTATGAATATAACTATAAATCCGACTTACAAAATGGTAATGAACAAAAAAGTCACGGAATTATTATAGAAAGAGAAATGCCTAAATTTATTACTAGAGATAATGATTCTATCGACTTGTATGAATTTATTTCAACTATAGGTAAAGCACTACAAGAGCAAATAAAACGTAGTGATGAACTAGAATTTAAATACGAAAATATACTACGAATTTTGGAGGAATATTCTAATGAACAAACAAGTTAATCCACAATGGGTTATTGATAACCTAGCAACTTCAAATGCAGAATTACAAAAAGAAAACGCAATTTTGCGGGCATTAATTACACAATTACAAAACAAGGATAATGAAGCGTCTGACGGTGAATAATCGTTAGGCGTTTTTATTATAAATAAATTTATTGGAGGAATTAAAAATGGAAAACAAAGTAACAGAGTATTATTTAGTAGAAGTGGACAAGAGAGGAGAAGAAAGCTGCTTAATGCAAAACTATTCAAACAGTTTTGTGCGTGGTGCTTCGCCTGCTAATGCATATAAGTTTACCGATGAAGAACAAGTCAAACAGGTATGCGCAATGCAGAATATGTTAGCTGGCATTTTTAAAAATGGAGCTAAAACATATTATGTGAAGCAAGACATTACGCGTAATTCGTTTGATGAAAAAGGCGAACCCTATAAGAAAGATAGAGAAGATGAATCTGACTCATTAGAGGTTTAATAAAAAAGTAGGTGACGTAATGTTTGGTTTTATCAAACGACGAGAGCACGAATGGAGAATCATGCGTTTAGAAGAAAATGATAAAGATATGTTTAAAAAGTTGGATAATATTGAACATAGTCTAAGAACGCAAGAAAAAGTCTATGACAAACTCGATCGAACTTTTGAAGAGTTAAAACAAGACAGATTAAAAGAGGAACAGAACAAAAGAGAAAATGCCAAAAATATTAAAGATCTCAAAATGTGGATGCTTGGTGTAATTGGCACGATTGCCAGTACCATCATCATCGCAATTTTACGTACATTATTTGGGATTTAAGGAGGTGAACGCTATGTTATTTGGATACAGCTTCTGGGCATGCTTCTGGTTTGGGAAATGTAAATAAGATTAAAAGTCGGCGCTAATGCGTCGGCTTTTTAAGTTAAGGAGATGAATTGAATGGATATTAAAGTAGTAGCACGTTACATTGTTTTAATCTTAGCTTTGGTCAACCAGTATTTAACAACGAAGGGCATTAACCCTTTGCCAGTTATTAGTGAAGAAGATATATCCTCTTTATTAATGACAATTATGGGCTTGTACATGGCATATAAGAACAACCCTAATACTAAAGAGGCACAATGGGCTAACCAAAAAATGAAGAAGTATAAAGCGGAACAAAAGTATATTAAAGCAACTGGTGCTATGCCTCAAAAAGACATTGTCGAACCAGTTGAAATCGAGGAGAACCTTTAAGGGTTCTCTTTTTTTGAGGTGATTAAATGAGAACTTTAGATGAGGCTATAAAATGGCTTAACAACTCTGTAGGTAAGCAATACGACTTTGATTTGGCTTTTGGCTACCAATGTTACGATTACGCTAACAGTTACTTCAATTATATGACTGGTTTCAGATTAAGTGGGATGTATGCTAAGGATATTCCTACTGACAATGCTAGTTTACTTCGTGATATAGCGACAGTGTACGAAAATACCCCTAACTTTTTACCGCTACCAGGTGACATAGCTATTTTCAATGGAAGGTACGGAGCTGGTTCTGGGCATGTTGCGGTAGTAACTAAAGCAACATTAAATAGTTTTGAAGTTATCGAGCAAAATTGGCAAGGTGGAGGATATGTGAATGGACGTCCAGGTTGGGAAAGTGCTACAAGACGGTGGCACCAATATGACAACCCAATGTGGTTTATTAGATTGAACTACGCTAAGAAGAAGTCTATTACTAGTCTATTACCTAGCAAGACACCTAAACCAGTTAAACTTAAAGTGGCACTTGTACCTGGTCATGGGTACAATGATCCTGGTGCAGTTGGTAATGGGACTAATGAACGTGATTTTATACGTAAGAACATCGTGCCAAATGTCGCCAAGTATCTGCGCACAGCAGGACATGATGTTTATTTGTATGGTGGGTCTAATATGTCGCAAGATATGTATCAAGACACCGCATATGGTCAACGTCTAGGTAATAAAAAAGATTATGGCTTATACTGGCTTAAGCGCAACCAGAATCCTGATGTAGTTGTTGAGTTTCATTTAGATGCAGCGGGGGCAAGTGCAAGTGGTGGACATGTGATTATTTCAAATAAATTTAATGCAGACACAATAGACAATGGCATACAGTCCGTCATTAAGTCTAATTTGGGTCAAATTCGAGGTGTGACGCCACGTAATGACTTGTTGAATGTCAATGTATCAGCAGAGTTAAATGTCAATTATAGGCTTGCTGAACTAGGTTTTATCACTAACAAAAACGACATGGATTACATTAGAGCGAATACCGAGAAATACTGTCGCGACATCGCTGGGGCTATACACGGCAAACCTATCGGTGGTACGTTAGCAGGTAAAACACAAGTTAATCGTATATCTTGGGGGTTAAGTGGAACATTCTATCCAGATAGAGCGATTAAAGTCCGACGTCAAGCGGGGTTGAATGGTGAAGTAGTTGACCAAGCGTCTTGGCTATATAGTAAAGATGACTGGGTTAAGTTTGATCAAGTAATAAAAAAAGATGACTATTGGTGGATAAGATTTAAATATCAAGCGCCAGGCGCAATTAAAGCCTATTTCTATTGTGCAGTATGTAAGATCACTGACAAAGAAGAAAAAATTAAAAATGAAACTTATTGGGGAAATATTAAGTGGCTATGAGTTGCCGTATAAAACATTAGTATGTTATATTAAATTCGTGAGGAAGTAGTGTTCCCTCTCACACTGAGTATATTTTTCGCGTATTGCATACGACGCTTAAAAGTTGTGACGGTCTTAATTGACCGTCTTTTTTATTAATAAAGACAAAAAATATTAAAAAAACTAGGGTGACAAATGAGCCAAAGTATGTTATGGTTTATAAAGAAAATATCCCTTATGTTATAACTATTTACCTCACATTTTGCAGACAATGTGAAAATTGGCGGTCTTAATTGACCGTCTTTTTTATTTGTGATAAATTATCTTTAAGGTTTGCTAAAAATCTTATATCCGTACATCCAAGTACCTGAGAGTAGCCCTTGCGGCTGCTCTTTTTTTATGTTATCTTATTTATGTGGTTGTTTTATACGTAAATATAAGTGTATTTGCAGGCTAGCCGTAATGGTTGGCCTGTTTTTTTGTGTTAAAATGTTTGATGATATAGTATTCTCTAATTAATGATTAAAGAACTAATTATTAATAAAGTGATGCGTATGTATACTTGTTACACTAAGGGGGATTAAAATTGAACATAATAAGTATGGTAATAAATATCATAGGT